CTATTTTTATAGGTCAGACTTTTGGTTTCACACTTGGGCATCAGTTTATCCAGGTGTTCATAAACACATAATTGGTGATTCAGATTTTTCTTATTCATACTTTTTAGACCAGAGGGGAGAGGATGTGAAATACCTTGATTATAATTTCGGATTGAATTTTGGGGTGAGGTTATGGAAACGTATTGGTATATTTACCGAGTACGAAATAACCAAGTTTTGGGATAGAAATATTTCTAGTTTAAACGCAGGAATAAACATAAGATTATAGTTATGGATGAAGAAAAAATTAAAAGGTTAAAAGAAAAAATTGCTCAACTAAGGAAATTAGGGAAAGAGAATAAGGCAATGAACCTTGAAAAGAAAATACAGAAAAAGGCTATAAAAAAAGATTTTAAACAAAATAAAACCAGAACTAATACTGGTCAAAAAATTCAGGATATTAAAAAGAAAGTCAAAGAAACTTTCAAAATAGATACAACAGTTACTCCAGTCAAAAAAGAATATATGGAAGATACTGATGATGGTAAAAAATACCATGTTAAGAAGACTAAGAAAATGTTAAGTAAATAAGACAATGTATAGTAAAATGAAAAAAAAGTGTAAGTGTGGAAAAGACATCAAAAAGTGTACAAAGCCAAAATGTTAGATCTGATGATTGGCTTATAAGTCAATACAACAGAAACAGGTTACCAAAAGATCAAGTACGCACTATAAAAGAGATGATGAAGAAAGTCTATGGAAAAGAAAATTAAAAAATTGAATTTAGATGGATTGTCAGACAAAGAAAAGTCTACAATGAAAAAACATTCATCTCACCATAGTTTATCACATATGAAATATATGATAGGTGCTATGAGAAATGGAAAGTCTTTTACAGAGGCTCATGAAATAGCAATGAAAAAAATAGGGAAATAATGGGATACAAGAAAATAAAAAAAGTAAAGCCAAAGGTTAAACCAAAACCAAAACCAAAATATTAAGTTATGCCAGATCATAATAAAAAAATAAAGAAAGTCAAGAAAACTGCTTTTGAGGTGTCATTAGAAGAAAAAGAATTTCCTGTAAAGGGAGGTAAGTATGATGGTATGACAAAAGAACAATATATGAACGCTGTTAAAGAAGATAGAGAAAACTTTAAAAAGCGTAGGGAAGAGTTTATGAATTATAAAGCAAATAAAAATGGCTGATAAAAAAATAAAAAAAGGTAATATATCCTGGATGTTTGGTGGCAAAAAATACTACGGAACAAAAATAAGAGAAACTGAGACTCACATATTTGCGAGAACTCATAATGGTAAAATCAAAAAAATAGTAAAGAAATAATGGCAGGAATAGCAGCAGCAGCAATGGCAGGAAAGGCAGCAACAGCAGCGAAGGCTGCAAAGGCTGCAAAAGCAGCAAAGGCTGCGAAAGCAGCGAAAGCAGCAAAAGTAGCAAAGGGTGCTAATGCAGTAAAGGCTGCTGAGGTAACTAAGGTTAGTAAAATCACACCAAAGTCTATTCAAAAAATACCTGTAGACAATCCAATGCCTGAAATAAAAAAGGTAGAACCTCCTCAAAAAGTCGATGGTAAGAAAAAAGTTTCTAAAAAAAAGAAACTCAAAAAAATTCTAGATGATTTACAAGAATCTAAAACAAGATCAGAAGGTATTCCTGAGTCAAAACAAGAATCATCATTTGATGCAAATAGTGGTTTTAATACAGTTCGCCAGTACAATAAGTGGTTTTGAGACAATTAACTATTGTTAAATTTGGTATTTTGGCATTTGGTGTCTATGTTACAAACTAGTAGATAAACGATTGGGAGGATATTTAGACTTACGTTAAACAAATAAACTAGTAATAAGAATGGAAAAGCCTAGCGAAAATGGGGAACATATGCCCTTTAAAGTAACTCTTGAAGATAAAGAAGAGGTACTTAATATGAGAAAACTAGAGTTGCTTATTGACTTACTTCAGACTCTAGATTCTTCAAATTCATCTGAATTATATGGTATCAAAATTAATATTGTAGATAAAATAGATCGCTTAGTCGATAGACTTTAGTTTAAGGATTCTTTCAATATTAGCATAGTGCATTATCCTTAACATTCGTTTGAACTGTTTTTTGTCTCCAAAGTACGAATGACATTCCCTACAAAGTGCCATAAGATTTTCAGGTTCATCCTTATACTTAGAACCTCCTAATCCTCTTGCCTCTATATGATGAATATCAACTGCTGTTTTATTACATACCTCACAACCAATCCAATCTCCTGGTTCATACATAAAATACTCATGGTATAGTTTAGTATGTTTCTTCATTTTATGTACTCGGTTTTTAAAAATTTTTATTTGGGGGTATCAGAATTTGGGGTGTCAGGATTTCTCCACTTACGTTTATCTACCTTAAACTCGTAATACTTATTTCTTTCGTTCACAGTAATAAGTTCCCATTCCTTTATATCTTCTTTCTTAAAGTTTAATATTACATACCTCTGTCCACTTAAAAATAATACAAACAATATATAATCAACATCTAATTTGTCTATGGTAAACATATTGACCTTTAATGATCTTTCACATCCCTTTACATCAATCTTATATTTATTGACTATTAAGTCTGGATCACTTACACCTTTTTCTTTTACAAAGGCTGAGGTAGTATAGTTTGTTCCTTTTAAATCAAAGTTATGTCTAACAAGTAACTCTGCTAGTATACCCTTAAAATCAGTATACCACTCATTATCTACTGGGTGTTCAAACAATACAGGGTTCTTATATTCATAAGTCCTAGATTTCCAATAAAGTTTTTTGTAGTGATCTCGATTGGCCATAACTCGAGAGTCGACATAAAGTCGAGCATGATCGCTAATGCATTTTGGTATATCAAATGGCCCTTCCAGAATTATTCTATTTTTCCCATCACATCGGTCTGTCGCATTACATAAAATTTGATATCCTCTATTGTGTTAAGAAAAGCAAACATCTCATGAAATTTTACATGATCACCATTCTCTAATCCTAAGTCGTCTTTACCTTTTAAAGGTGTACTAACAAATCTTACATATCCTTCAGTTTCCAATCGCTTAGGTTGTCCAACATAAATAGATCCTATTTTTTCATCACTCATTATAGGTTCTATTAAAATATGATTGGAGACAGCAGCAATACCATCACTATTGACTTTACAAAAAACATTTTCTAAATCACAGGTATAAATGTCATCCTCTCCAAAAATTAAATTGTCCTTATCAACTGTCAAGTAATTAAAGTAAACTTTATCGCCTACCTCCAACTCTTGTGCAATGTGATTCCCCTCTGTGTTTTTACACCATTCACCTCTAGGTAAAGCCACGACCTCTCCACATATCGTTACATGGTGTTCAGGATTAAATGAAACATCTAAATATAATTTACTGCCATTATTAAAAGTGACCTCATCATTATATTTTTTAGTAACTCTTACTGCTATCCTTTGTCCAATCATATTCATGCGTATAAAATTACATAACTTGAACGATTGTTAATGCCTGGTTATCAAATGGTTATTAACATAGTTTTTAACTGAACGCCATTATGTCTATCATGGATAGCCAATTTGTCTACCTAAAATTTATTTGGTAGTTTGGTATATATTAGTATATTATATAATATATTATATATAGTATACTAGTATATTATATTAAACTAGTATAATACATAGTAAGAAAAGCAATACTTTTAATCACCCCAAATTTAAGTTTTAAGAAACGATCTAAAATGCTTTAATATCGTGGCATTTAAATTTAAAAAAAGTTTCTTAAATTTGCTCAGAAACTCATTGTAGGCATCTTGATGTGGTTCATGTATATATATGGTGTCGTTGTGTCGAGAGTGGAAATGAATTTTGGAGACTGGGTACTATGGTTAAATGCATTTCTAAAATCAAAACGGATTCTATTTAGGAATCGCTACTTTCACTCTATACTACTGACTATCAACCATTTATATTGCATTCTCTACCATTTATGTATGAATTTTGTCTGGATTTATACAAAAATGGGAAACCAACAACAAAAAATTGCCAGACAATGAAAAAATTTCCTCCTCTTTAAAAAGATGGAGTAATATTTTGAACTAATGAACCATAAAACAAAAACAACATAAAACTAAATGAAAGTAGCCAACAAATTAAGAGAATTATTTAGTCATCAAAAAGCCATTAAAAAATACTTACGCAACTTAGATAATGATTTTACAAATAAGACTATTTATATATTTCTTGGATGTTCTATAATAGAATCAGAATGTAAATCAGATTTCACATACTATGAAATAAAACCAGTATTAAAATTACTAGACAAAATGGAATTAGTCAAGATGTCTTCACCTCATCAATTCTATAGAGAACACAAAAGACTATTGAACGAAGGTTTTATTGAACGCCAGACTATAAAAGATAAATACACTAAACAACAATTTTGTATTTCTATATATGGTCGTACACAACTTAGAAGAATTTATAATTACCTTATTAGGGAATGTTATCTCTCTCTATAGGAATATAAGACTAAGGTC